GGGTTCGATTCCCGTACGGACTGTTTTAAAAGTCGCATAAACACTGTGTTTGCGGCGTCTTAAAAAAATTGGTACTCAAAATGGTACTCAAAAATTGAACACAAAAGAAAGGAGTCTGCGCAAGTGCTTTAGATTCTTTTTTGAAAATGGTAGACTTGGAACGCTGTGGGCGTTCTTTTTTTATGCGGTTTTTCTGCTTATTTTTTGCGGAAGAACCGTATTTTTTTATGCAAAAATATAAGCATAGGAGGGATGCGGAATGTTATTTACAGATGAAATTCTTGAAAAAATCTTAACAAGAGAAGATGTGTCAAAGGTTCCGCTTGTGTATCAGTCAGCAATGATTCACGCAATCAAGGAAGTATTGGAGGAAGAGAATGTATCAGATGCAAAATCAGAATATGGCATTTAACCCAAACCCAAGCTATGCCGCATATCAGTACAACCCAATGCAGAGGTTTCAACAGCCAGAGCCGCAGATTCCGCAGATGCAACCGCAGTTTCTTGGAATCCAAGGAAAAGTAGTACAGTCGGAATCGGCAATTATGGCAAATGATGTGCCTATGGATGGAAGCGTTGCGTTTTTCCCGATGCAGGACATGAGCGCAATCGTAGCAAAACAATGGGATGCCAATGGAACAATCAGAAAGACCGTTTATAAGCCTTTTAATGAGCAGATGGCAGATTCTTCGAGTGACGATAAAAGAATTGAAATAGGGCTGTCTGACGATGCGACAAAGGCTATTACTGACAAATTGGATTGTTTGTTTGGAAAGATGGAAGAGTTGGAAGATAAGTTATCTTCGCAAACGCAAAGAAAACCTTCACGAACACAAAAGGAGAGTGAGTCTTAATGAATCCTATGCAGATGTTACAGGGAATGAAAAACCCACAGCAGTTTTTACAACAAATGATGGGGAATAACAGCGTAATGAACAACCCTATGGCTCGCAATGCTATGCAGATGGCACAGAAGGGAGATTCCAAAGGCATTGAGCAGATGGCTAGGAATTTGTGCAAAGAAAAGGGGATTGACGCAGATAAGGCTTTTGAGTCGTTTAAAAGCCAATTAGGAATGTGATACTAATTCTTGCAAGATTATGTATATAAAAATGAATTATGGAGGTAAATTCTATGTTTAACACAGGTAATTGTGCATCCGTTCCGCTTGTTGCGAACATTGACGGAAACGGAAATAACAATGGATGGGGCGCAGAAGGCTCATGGTTATGGTTCATTATCGTTATCTTTGCCATCTTTGGATGGGGTGGATTCGGTAACGGATTCGGAGGAAACGGAATGAATGGTGGCGTCGGAAGCGAAATCCAGCGCGGATTTGATAATCAGGCGGTTGTGTCAAAACTTGATGGCATTACAAACGGACTTTGTGACGGATTCTATGCAGTGCAAACCGGCATGAATGGCATCAACACAAACATTTTGCAGACCGGATTCGGCATTCAGCAGGCTATCAACGCTGATACAGTCGCTAATATGCAGAATACAAACGCATTACAGTCACAGCTTGCAAACTGCTGCTGCGAAACAAGAGAAGCTATCCAAGGCGTAAACTACAACATGGCAACTAACACTTGCGCGTTGCAGAACACCATGAACAGCAACACGAGAGACATTATCGACAGTCAGAATGCAGGAACACGCGCTATTCTTGATTATCTCTGCAATGAGAAAATTTCTAGCTTACAGGCAGAAAATAACGACCTTCGCAGAGCAGCTTCACAGGATCGTCAGAGCGCACTGCTTACAACTCAGATGGCGGCTCAGACACAGCAGATTATCAATGCGGTAAATCCGTCTGCTATTCCGGCATATGTTGTACCTAACCCAAATGCTTATGCATATGGATGCGGATGCAATACAGGTTGTGGCTGCTAAAACTGAATAATTGAGTATCTTAATTGAGTTTAACTCGATCATGTCTGCTATGCAGTATTACTTATAATCAAAGGGCAGACTATAATGTTTGCCCTTATTTTTGTGAAAGAGAGGTAAAAATAATGGAAGTAACAGGAATTGCATTACAAACCGTTGCTGCTGGAGAAGATGTTGCGTTCACAGAAACAGCAGTAAACGGAACAAAATGTATCGTCCACAGACAGGGAAGCGGAATTATCAAGTTAAGAGGTATCACAAATCAGTGTAAAGCTAGATTTTTGGTATCGTATTCCGGCAATATTCAGATTCCGACAGGCGGCACAGTCGGAGAGATTTCGCTTGCAATCGCGGTTGATGGAGAGCCTTTGCAGTCAACAAAGATGATCGTAACGCCAGCCGCAGTTGAGAATTTCTTTAATGTATCAGCACAGGCCTACGTTGATGTGCCTTGCGGTTGTTGCAGTACCGTAGCCGTGCAGAATACGTCCGCACAGGCTATCGAGGTTCAGAACAGTAATTTGATTGCAGTAAGGGAGGCTTGATATTATGCATAAATTTGCGAAACAGATTATGGATTGCGTGAAAGCCCACGTTGACGGCATTGGAATTGAGAATTTTGAGGGACAAAACCTTGATGATCTCAAGGATTGGACGGAGATTGCAAAGAATATCGTATGCTTTGACAAGGACTATAACATTGTTGAAGCTATGAAAAATTCCGAAGATGAAGAAATCATGCGCATGGTGGAAGAATTTGGGGATTATCCGGTAAGAAGATACTACAATGAGTACCGGTACTCAAATGGCAGATTCGCACCGAAAGGGCGTGGAACACGCAGAGGATATGTAGAACCACCGTATTATCATCAGATGCCAGAAGATTACCACGAATGGGAGAGAATGCCGGAATACGACCGAATGAGAGACCTTGACAGAATGAGTATGGGAAAGATGTATTATTCAGAGCCTATGAGCGGAAATAATGGCATGAGTACCGGTACTCACGATGCAAGAGAGGGCAGAGCCGGTATGAGCCGGAGAAGCTACATGGAAACAAAGGAAATGCATAACGGAAATTCACCGGAAGATAAGGACGCAAAGATGAAAGAACTTGAAAAGTACATGAAATCACTTTCGGAAGATGTGACAGAACTGTTTTCAGGTATGTCCCCAGAAGAGAAACAGTTGACCAAGACAAAGCTGACTACGCTTGTCACGAAAATGTAATAGAGAGGGCATTTTGCCCTCTTTGTTTGCGAGGTGGTAAATTGTTCACGATAAACAATGAAATGTGGAATTTGGTCAAAGTATCGCGTTACAGCGATATGCTACAGAGAAGTGATGGAAGTAGAACGGTAGGCATGACCGACAGAGACACGAAAACGATATATCTTGCGGATGATCTACGCGGAAGGTTCCTTGACCGTGTGTTGTGCCACGAATTATGTCATGCATTCTGCCTTTCATATAACGTATACATGGATATTGGCACCGAGGAAATTGTAGCAGACTTCTTGACTACATACGGAAGAGAAGTATTTGAAATAGCAGACAGACTATTGATTGAACTTATGGAGGTTGTTGCATAATGGATAAAATTTCAGAACTCTTACAGTACGTGCACCGGACGAATCCGGAAATGACTAGGGAAAGGCTGATAGAAGAGTTGAGCAAAAGTGATTATGCTGCGTGGTCTTTGATTTTTACGAAAGAAAACATCGTTGCGCTAGGGCAAAAATAAATCCGGCGGTTTGAATCGCCGCCGGAATTGTGTCAGACTTTCGGAATGTAAGAACCTTTCATTATTTCTATAGCGAGTTTCGCGCCTTCCGTCATGTAAAAATCATTATTCTTTGCACAGCAACTAAAAAGCAGTTCCTCGAACTCTGAATATAAATTTTCACTTAATAACCCTTTTAGCTTCTCTGTTAAGGGTGAGAAGTATTCAACAAAGGCATTTCCGGTTTCATTGTCAAGCTGACTTGAACATACAATTTTAATAAATTCATCCATTTTAGTAGTCTCCTTCTTCTGTTAATAAATAGTTGATATATCCTGTCGCAAGTCTGGCAAGGCTTTTACTGCCATCCAACAAATCCAATTTGTACTCTGGTCTATATCCAAACCTCTGCACATAGAACTTTTCTTCAAGTTCTAAGTCGTAAATGTCAGATAGCTCCACGAGAATCTTGTGATATAAAAATTTTCTCGTCCACCCAAACTGTTCCATGATAATTTTTAATTTCCAATTATTTTTTCTGAACCACGCTCCGCGTGATGCGTCCAATTGCTGTTTTGCAATGTAACAATCTGCAAATGGGTCATCATTTTTCGGCAATACCGCCTGTGGTTTCTTTATGGCTTTCTCCATGTCGGCAAAACGTTTCACGTATCGGGCAGTAAATACGATGCCTTTTTCTCCGTTGAATTTGTTCGCAAGAAAATCACATCCTAACTTGGTTACTTTGTAGCACTTGTTTTCTTTTCCGGATTCATCTTTGTAGGTAGATGGAATGAAATAATCACTCGCACCTAAATTGTGGTGAGTCAAAATTTCAATGATTCCTTCAGTATGTTTTCCCTTTACATCCTGTCCTTCCAATTTTCTTAAAACTCTGTCGTGACGCATTTCCATCATTTCTGCAATCTCTAAAGTAGTGATGGTTTGTTCTATTTGTGCCATATTTGTGCCCCTTTCTGTAACTTATCAATTACTGTTGTAACTCTTTAATTACATTATACGGTTTATTTTGTGATTGTCAAGTATTGTTTGTAATTAAATAATTGAATAATAAATTTATTTATGATATTATTGAAACACGTCAAGAGAGAGGAGGCGGTACATTGTTTGCAAAAATCGTAAAACATACGCTTATTGAAAAGGAATTAAGAGTGACCGATCTAGCAAGACTTATTGACACCAGCTCACAAAATCTTTCGCAAAAAATGAAACGTGACAACTTTTCAGAAAAGGAAATGCGGCAGATTGCGGATGCATTGGGGCTTGATTTAGAAATTGTAATGAAAGAGAAGAAATAAGAAAACCCGCCTAACTGGCGGGTTTTTGATGAAAGAAAATTTTTCCAGCGCCCCAAAAAATATTTCGTAATTTTTTTGTACCCCCCTGGGGTAGCGTTTTAGGGTCGAGATTCCATTTTCACGGATTCCCAAAAACGTGTAACAAACGTGCAATTATCTGCGGCATTCCGCAAATAACACAAATACACTATATGTTATGCCATATATAGATAATTCATTGATGATATTTGATGATATTGCCGATCACAGGCAAACGCCAGAAGACGCTTGCCCGGCTGTAGTTATAGTCTAGCATAGACCGCATTTTACCACTTGTCAATATAATTTTTCCCATCGTATCGGCTGTAAGTGCGTGTTATGTTTTCCGGTCTTTGCGTGATCTGTAACCAGTCACCGCCACGCTGCGCGGTTATTTTGATTTTTGCAGACTCCACCCATTCCACGCCCTCAAACTTTGAGTAGCCGCACATTTTGCCGGATATTTCCAGATAACCAAGTGCAGACACCCGGCACATGATTTCCCTTTTTCCGATATACTCATATTTTCCCATCTTTCCCACCTCCTTGTGTTACGTTTATTTGTCAATTTGCGCATAGAAACCGATTTCCATGTAGTCCGCGCTCCCGGAATCGAACCGGAACGGATGCACCAAACACGCGAAATAGGGCGGAAGAGTACCGCCTTAAATTACAACAAAATCCCCTTGGAATCCTGTTGTTATAATCATTTTTCCGTCAGATCTGCGGTACACAACGCCGCATCCGTCCGCAAAAGTTGACCACACGAGCCATCCGGGCGGTGTGAGGTTTTCACCGGTTTTATAATCCAGGAATGAGTAACGCGGAATAACGCCACTTTTTTTCTTGATCTAGCGCGTTGTTAATTGCTTGCGATTCTGTCACAAGCACAACGCCGTTTTTTGCGTGCAAAACATAGTTATTTTCATTCATTTTTTATTTCTCCTTTTCAATTTCATAAAACCGCCGCCGGTAGTGATCCGGCGGGCATCCTCTGCGGCGGCTATTGTTCGATTATTTCAAAGCATTTTTGTATTTCTTCTAGGCTGTGGCAGCATTCCCCGCCGGGATAACGATACACAGCCATATAATCGCCACCTCCTAGAGGTTGCATATCTTTTAGATATGCTCTATATCCTCCGTTTCCTTTTATAATCTTTGGGTATCCGTCTTTCCTCATTTTTTCAATTCTTGTCATGTCCTTATTCCTCCATATTTTCAAAATTTCCCGGTTGCTCCGGGTAAAAGCAAGCCGGGGAATCGAACCCCGGAAACGCCAACCTTGCTAATTATTTGCTTGCTAAAATCTCCCTTGCTAATAAGTCCCAATAAAGACCATCGCCGCGTTTATCAAGCCATTTTTCGGCTTCTTCTGTGCTTTCGTCTAACCATTCAGCCATAAGCCGGATAATATCATAATAACTATATGCAACGCCAACGCCTAAACCTCTAAGCCATTCAATACAAGCGTTGCGCTCTCCAAGTCTTGCGACTGCCCAGCCGTATTCATTTATAAATTTCTCCTTAATGTCCTTGATCGTGTTAAGATCTTCACTCTGTGCGACCTCTGTTAAATAATTTCTAACTGCTGCTTTTACTTCCTTGCTATTTGTTCTTCTCATTTCTTTTTACCTGTGCTATAATATAGCTACCTTTCTTTTTTTGATTGGTGGCGGTTCGTTCTTGGTAGGAGTGACCGCCTTTTTTGTTTTCTGTGCTTCATTTGATACTTGTATTATAGTAAATATAAGGCACAAAAGCAATAGGCATAATATACAAAATATAAGGCACAAAACATAATTTTACTTGTGAAATATGTATAAGGCACAAAATCGCATGAAACATTATATAAGGAAAGAAAACTTTCCCTTGACATATAAGGCACAAATGCTATAATGGTAACAAACATAGAAAGAGAGGTGCAGAGCATGGAACGTAAGACAACAGAAGCAACAAGGCGCGCAATCTATAGATATGATGATAAGTTTGAGCGTGTTAATTGCAGATTTGCAAAAGGCACAAAGGATCGCATAGAAAAGCTTGGGTACAAGAGCGCAAACGACTTTATTAAACTTGCAGTCGCGGAAAAGCTGGAGCATGACGAAAAAATTTTAAAATAAGGCACAAAAAACTGTTGACATATAAGGCACAAAATGTTATAGTATAGACAGATCAAAGAAATAGAGCACCGAAAGGAGTACGGATGTTGAAATTAGAGGGTTTGAAAAGCAAGCAGGAAAACGGAATAACCGTGTATTTTTACGCGGGGCTTGGCTGGGTAACGGAAGAACGGCTGAACCAGCCGGACGTTGCCAAGAACGAAGCTGTCAAAGATTTTGATTGCAATCCGGAGAACAGCCACTGTTGTTCTGACTGCCCGCACAACCGAAATTTTTCGGATTGGCAAGATAGATTGCCGTGTGGTCAGTACCACTGCTGGGTTGACGTAACTTGCAAATAAGGGAAGGAGAACGGAACATGATTAGATGGAAGGCAACAAGTGTGAATGGACTCGTGGAATATGAGCAGGAATCAGAAAGCTTCAAAGAGCTTTTTAATGAACTGGACGAAAGGGGAATAATTAGTGATCCGGATTTTCCACTTTATGACACGGCACTTTTAGAAAAGTATGGGAAATCATTTAGCGATAATGAGTTTAAAGACGAGACTGGCGAGCTTGATTACGAAAAAGTAGATGATTTTCTGGATGGAAAGAAATTGTCTGACAAGGAACTGTATGAGTTAATACTTTCTAGGAACGGAGAAGCGTATTATCAAAAATTTATGCGCGAAACCGAAAATCAGATTGTTGAAATTGAGGAATCTGATTTTGATGAAACCGGCAAATACAAGTTTTAAAAATGCCGGTGGATTATCCACCGGCAACAGTCACGTAAATTTGAATAGGTACTAAACCTAATCTTCCAAAACTTACGTTATTTAGAATAACATGTAATAATTCAAAAGTCAAGAAAATATTTTGACAACATTTATATTAACCAGACAAGAAAGGGGAAACACCATGAAAAAATATATTGTAAAAGATCGGGGCATTGAATGGAGTTATGACAACAGAGAAAAGGCTGCTAAGAAAGCCGCTGATCTGAACACGGAAGTAACAGAAAAAACCGTGTGGAGATATTACGCCCCATATTATACAAGCGGCACTGCAAACTATCGGGAAATCACGGGTGAAACTTTAATAGACACAATAGAGAAAGGCTTTGATCAGATCATAAAAGATTATGATCTTGGCGGCGTTTCAGGCTTGAAATTGAAGTCTGTTAAATTACAAAAGGAAGATGGGTATGCGAATTTAGTTTTAGATTTTATACCACTCGGAAAACTTGGAAAAGAACTTTCAGAGGAAGAAAAGGCAGTAAAAATTGAATGGGTTACAGATGATGAATTCCAGGGCGAATACACTTTTACATTGAACAAATAAAAGGCTAGCGGAGCCGATAAGCTCCGCTATTCTGCATTAAGGAGCAAATAAAAACATGGCTAAAGTTGTAAAAAAATGCGTTGTCTGCGGGAAAGAGTTTTATTGTGAATCATCGCGTGACATTGTGACCTGCTCGAAAGAATGCCGGTTGATACATTTGAGCCAAACACATACGGGGTTAAAGCGCTCCGAAGAGAGCAAGCGCAGGATGTCAGAAACAAGGCGCGCGAATCCGCGAAATACAGAAATACAGCGAAAAGCTACAGAAGCCGCAAAGAACAGTCCGAAATCCGGACGGTTTGAAACAAACAGGGCGGCGATAGGTTGGCATTTAGTAAGCCCAGAGGGAGAGCACTTTTATATTCACTCCCTGTCCTTTTGGCTTAGGGAAAATTGCAATAAATATTTTGGAGTAGAGCCGGACAGCAAGCAATTTTTTAATATAATTGCGGGGTTGAGCCGCGTTAAAAGATCGGTTCTTGGGACACTTCCAGAAGGGCAACGCCCCGGATATAGTTATAAAGGTTGGTCAGTGATTCCGACCGAGGATGATAAACAGGATAAATAAAAGATTGGACAAGGGCAGTTTTCCGGCTGCCTTTTCTTTTTTGCCATGTCCAAAATCAACAACGTGTCCGGGCATATCTTACAAAATCTCCAAAAACCGTAAACAAACTATAAAACTTTTCTTAAATTTTTATAAACAAGGCTAGGTTCATTAGGTCTTTGACAAGTCCAAAAATGATAGAATAGTATCAGTTTTTACAAAAAATCGTCTGACAATCGTCTGACATAACACGACACAATCGTCTGACGTCGCTTTTTCAGAACTATGTTTCTCTTTCTCTCTCTTTTTCTTAATCTTTTAAATTAATAATAATATACTGTATCTAAAGCCTATAGGTTTATAGTAAGTGTATATTCGCATACGCGCGCGGCGTAAGTATATAATACCACCGTAAAAAATTAAGGCTTGACTTTAATCCCGGAAATAGTGTATACCAAAAGCAGAGACATTAAACAGATTGGGGGTGTGAATATATGCAGGATGTAGAGAATGTAGATATTACAAGGCTTATAGTGGATCTAGGTACAGTGCAGATATACACATCAACTGTACAGGATTTAATAGACAACGCTTGTATAGAATTTCACATCGAAGATTTGTTAAAAGCTGGACAGAGACAATGGAAAGCTGTTATGCAGTATGTTGGTATGCATCTATTCCCTGATACATCGGTACTAAAAGACAAGAGCTTGAAACCTCTTGGTAATGCAACTATACCGACTAATTGTAACAGATATGACAGAGAGGTATTATATAAGCTTTGTGATTATTATATATATCTCTCCAATGTGTATAGCAAGTTGGTAAGTACAGTAGCATTCAGTTATTTTTGTAATATACCAACCAACACAATGGATATATGGAGTACAGAAGAACCAAGTTCGTTGGCTTTCAAGATGTGGCAAAAATTACAGCGATCTCGTAAGGATTGCATCCTAGATCGTGCGTATGATTCCAACAGCCCTGTAGGCACTATGTTCGTGGGAAATAACGAATTTGGCATGAATCAGCCAGGCATTGGAGATAATGCCACCCAAAGAAGGGCAATCACAGCGCAGGAGCTGCCAAGACTGGACGAGAAAAAGAGCCAAGAATTGCACACAATTGATACACAATTCACAGATGCAGCGGTAAATAATACGGTTTAAATTGTTTGTGATTATTCTACAATTCACAAATGCAGTAATATCAAGGGTTGTAGCGTTTTAACTATTCGTGAACTATTCGGAAAAGTTAGGTTTTGCGAATAGTTGCAAGGGTATGATATGAATTGTGTTAAAACAATTTGATTTTCACACAATGACAACAAAACGAAACGGAAAATATTTTAGATTTCCATTTTTGCAGGAAAAGGATGGGGGAGGGGGTCTGACAGAAAGACCACCGGGCGGCTACTAAGTCCCTTAAATACCTCAAAAAATAAAAAGCCTTATTCAAGCAAAGGAGTATACATGAATCCACTGAAAATTACCGAGCCAATAAATTCTACAGACTCAGAAGAATTTCAAGAAGAGGTAAACAGAATGATAAAGTCTCTGTCCGAGTCTTACGAGATAGTAGATGTTAAATATTCTACACAAGTATTCAATGGCTGGAAGAAAGGTTATAGTGCAATAGTGCTTTACCGATAGCAATAAAAAGCCACTTACAACACACACATTGACTTTTTACAGAAATTAGCTTAATATAAACATAAACAATTCACTTTCACGTTGCGAATCGCAACTACATTTCCAAAAAATTTTTAAAAACAAAAAGAGTGTTTCGGACAGGAGAATGATATATGACCGGAAATGAGTATCAGAAATTAGCTATGAGGACTTGCAATATTCCGTATGACCGTAAAAAAGACATGCTTAGGCACGCCGTATTTGGGCTGGCATCCGAAGCTGGAGAGGTATCCGGAATTTTGCAGAAAGAGTACCAGGGGCATGAGATCGACGATCAGCACATAAAGAAAGAGCTTGGGGATTGCCTGTGGATGATTGCAGAAGCATGCACTGCGTTTGGATTTAAAATGGATGATGTTATGCAGACAAAATTGACAAGCTAAAGGCAAGATTTCCAGATGGTTTTGATGTTGAAAAGGATTTACACCGCAAGGATGGTGATGTGTAATGACAGAGCGTAAAGAATGTTGCGGCACCCGTAAATATGGCTTATGCGTCAAGACAAACGGTTATGTTTGTTCAAACGGCGAAAGCGATTATGCCGCTGATTTCGTAGAATACAGCCATTCATGCGATTTCTGGGAGCAGAAGCAGGGAAAACGGAAATGAATGAAACATTGATGAAAACCGAGTATTCCACGGCTTTTGATGAAAAGCGCAAAGGTCTGATTGAGCAGTCGTATTACAAATACGGACCGGCAAGAATGAACTTTTCCACCGGAAATGTTAATGCGGTTGAAAGTTTGAAAATGTGTCTTGCAAAGTTTGAAGAGACCGGAAACCTTGAATACCTGTGCGATGTTGCAAATTACGCTATGTTCCGGTTTATGTTTCCACAGCAGGGCGAGTATTTCGAACATACGGACTCTGATTCATCTGCCGGGATCTTCGGTATGAGCGTAAATGAAATGGAACGATTCAAACAGGAACACAGCTTTGAGGATGGGAGATATTGATATGATTTTAAATATAATCGCTACGGCGATAGATGCCCTTGTAATACTTGGACTTATGGGAGGACAGGTAAAACAAAAAGACAATTCAAACGCAATTGGTTATTTGCTTTCATACGCGATCTTTGCAATGAATATTATGGTCATTTGGAAATGATGTGCTATCGCCAAACGGTAAGGCACAGGATTTTGATTCCTGCATTCCGGGTTCGAATCCCGGTAGCCTAATCGGTTGCATGTTGACGTTTCATGTAGCCACGTATGTTTTCCATACGTACTTGAACCCTTGGTTGAGTGATTCAAGCATTTGGGTTCCTCCTTTCGCCACTAGGACGATTCTGTTAAGGACGGTGCGAGACCGTCCGGTGGTATTCTATCATGCGTCTATCCCACGGCGCATGATCGTGTAACGCATAGCACGTAAAACATATTGCTAACCGTCTCGTGGCGGTTATGATCGGTTAGTCGAGCGGTAAGACACCACCCTTTCACGGTGGTAACACGAGTTCAAATCTCGTACCGATCATTGTATTGGGATTTAATTCAGTGGTAGAAGACACGGCTTATATCCGGGTTGTCGCGGGTTCGATTCCTGCAATCCCAACGCGTTGTAAAATATTGTTTATGTGACAAGGCTGACGAGTTTTGGTGTAATGAATGATGTTTTTCTTGTGATGGAAGCGTTGTCGACTTAAAAAGCGTGGAAATAGGACGATGAAAGTTCGTTTACGATATATAGAAAATTTTGCAGTGTTCCCATAATGGAATTGGAACCGGTTGCTATCCGGTCGGGCGTTTTTCGCCTTGTAGGTTCGAATCCTACACACTGCGCTTGCCCTAAATAGGGCGTTGATGTGTGGTGGAATGGGTAAACGCTATGAAATGTCTATTGCAAAATGCAATACAGAGAAAGTATTTCTCAGGGACATTATGAGAAAGTAAATCTTTTCTGCGAGGTTCAAATCCTCGCCACATCAATTCCTTATCTCCACTTAGCCGGGTGCTACTGCAATAGTTCCGGTCAATGGGGACTTATGGATGGTAGCGGTATCATTGGAAACAGAAACCCCTTCCGTGATTAGAAATTGCAGATTTGAAAGCGGTTGGCATGGTTTTGGCTGACAGGGTTCGATTCCCTGTACCGCTATTCGATGATGAAAACATTGTGGAATATTTATATCAAACAAAAGACACGGAATCTCACGAGGATTCCGATTTTTGCTATGATTGAGGTGTGATATGTGTGATTTTTGCAAAAACATAGCAATGGATAATGACGAATATTATGAAAAAAGATACGCTGGTGGAGATTTTATTTTCAAAGACGAAAATGGATTTGGCGTGTTAATCGACACAGGAGACAGCGGTTGTCTTGGATATATAAAAATCAATTATTGCCCTATGTGCGGTAGAAAGTTGGTATAATATGTGTGAATTTTGCGATGGTAAAAAGAAAATCATTGATTGTAAAGGAAATTTAGTCCTTTTTGGAGCTGAAAATAACATGATTTTCGACAATAGCGATGGAAAAGAGGTTGCAGGAGCCGTAAAAATTAATTTTTGCCCTATGTGCGGTAGAAAGTTGGTGGAAGAATGAAAGAAACTATTTTATATATTTCCAAAACGGAAAAAGATATTATTAGTTTTTTAAAATATCTTCAATCAAAACTAGAAGCAGAGCAAAAGGAATGTACCATGGATGAAGAACATAACGTTTTAAAAGTACCAAAATATTACGATATTGTCGGAAAGAGCATTCACGGAAACATGCTTGGTACAGGCTATGGATATTGCAAATATTATTGTTTTTCGGAAGCGTATGATAGAAATAAATACAGCGATGCAGAAAATGAAAAACTTAAAGATATTCTTATGCACACAAGAGAGGGTGCGGAGAGAATATCAGGACTTGATATTTTATGTATGCTAGGGTTAGTTTGAAAGTCGGTGGAATGATGAAGAAGGAAAAAGAAATTTTATGCACATGTATTAATCATGAAAATTGTCCATTAGACCCGGTTAGTTGCGGATGTTCAATAGAAACTACGACTTTTGAAGATGCTTGTATAGGTAAAAGAACATTCATTCCGGGAATCGAATGTGATAAGTGAGGGTGGTTCATATGAAACATCAAAAAGAATGGCGCACTTGCGATAGGTGCGGTGCTGAAATTGAAAAGCCTAAAATATGGTATGACCGAATGTTCCCTTATCTAAGAACCGTAAATTTAAAAAGACCTATGTGTTTCAAAGAAATATCTGCAGAAATTGAACAAGGGAGAATAGAGCCGGTTATAAGCAGAGACGGTATAGACAGTATTATATTGGACGAATACTATTGCACAAAGACAAAGCAAATTGACTTATGCCCTAAGTGCAGGAAAGATTTTGAGGAGTTTATGAGAAATGACAGTTAATATGGGAACCCAAACCTATGAAATGAGCCGCAAGCAAGCAAAAGCTATTCTTGGAACGGCTAAGAAACTTGCAAATTGCAACATATACGGCATTGAAAAAGGCAATGTGGTGATTATGCTGAATGAAAAGTATGAGGACGATATGAGCCTTAAAAAAGCCGTAGAGGAGTATAAAAAGAAAGGGTTCAAGGTGCATTGGAAATGAAAATAATCAAAGAAGGCAGCCTTAGGTACGAAAGAAAACCTTTAAAGTTTGAGTGTAAGAATTGCAAAACCGTTTTTGAAGCGGAAAAGACTGAATATGAATATTGTGGAGATCAAAGGGAAGGCGATAACTACAAGTGTGAATGCCCATTGTGCCACAAAATGGTATATTACAATTAAAAGACAACCGGCTAACAAATGGAGTTAGTCGCTACCCTAAAACAGTTATAGGCAGAGGTCAAGGCACTTCTGCTTTTGCGGAGGTGCTTTTTATTTGGCTTCAAAGCAGTTAATCAATGCAGTAAATGGATATGAAAATTACATACAGAGAAAAGGCGTTGATGAACAGGTAATAGATGCCCTTTTGAAAGCGTGCAATGTGGCAATTCGGACGGAAAAAGATGTTGACTATGGATTGACTATAACCGAAAAAACAAAAGCTTTAATCAACGAATTTACGCAGAAAAACGCGGGTGGTAGCATATGGGAACTTGAACGATATGCGCAGAATCACGACATTAAAGGCGGATACAAACTTGTGGATCAGTTCTATGAAGTCTTGCGGTTAGAAAGCTTTTATCGTTTCGAGAGCTTCATCTACTTTATGGAGCGCAAAAGAAATTGGAGTAAACGGTTTTATTATCCGCGCCGCAAAACGCTGAATATAGTTGCCCAAGACCTTGAAGATTTGGAAAACCGGAAGATTAAATTTTACGGATTGTCAATGCCATCGCGTGTCGGTAAATCGACTATCTGTATTTTCTTCCTTGCGTGGGTGGCTTTGCGCAGACCGAACAGCCATAGTGCTATGGGTGGTCACTCCGGTATTTTGGCAAAAGGATTTTACAAAGAACTGATGAATCTTTTTACCACGGAAGAATATACATTTGCGGAACTTTTTGCTTATTGGCATCCGGAATATGCAAACGCAACACTTCCGACAGACAAGAGCGCGGACGAATTTACGATCACGCTTGGAGATCCGGACAGATTCGCAACTGTAACGTGCCGTGGTATTGATGGAACATGGATAGGAGCGGTCGATGTTTCAAAAGACGGATATTTATATGTCGATGACTTGGTTCGTGATCGTGAGCATTCATTAAGCCCTACTCGAATGGAAAACACATACCAAGAGTACCTAAACAAGATGGTTGACCGTAAAAATGACGGTGCAAGGGAATTGATGGTTGGTACTCTTTGGAATGTTTTAGATCCGTTGGAACGCATGAGAAAGCAATATGAACATGATTCACAATACCGATTCCGTAAGATTCCGGCACTTAATGAAAATGACGAAAGCAATTTCGCGTATGAAATCAACGGATTTTCCACGGAATACTATCGGGATATGCGAGATAAGCTTGATAATGCCGAATGGATGGCTAAGTTTATGCAGCAACCATATGTCCGCGAGGGATTGCTTTATACTGATTTGAGACTATTTAACGGAATTCTACCGGACGGAGATTTCCGGCGCATCGGAGTTGTGGATGTTGCCTGGGGCGGCGGCGATAGCTTGTCAATGCCGATTGGGGCAGAATATGAAAACGGTGATGTTTATATTTACGATTGGGTATTCAACAAAGGCCCGAAAGAGGTAACAATCCCTCTTGTTGTCGGACGAATTATCGGAAATGAGATTCGGCAGACAAGATTTGAGGGCAATACCGGAGGAGATCTGTATTGCAAATATGTAGATGAAAAGTTGCAGGCGCAGGACTATAAATGCTCGTGCACAAGCAGAAAAGCACCAAACAATGTTGAAAAGTTATCAAAGATCATAGCATATTCCGGTGATGTTAAGAGAAAATTCATATTTCTTGATACGCACCGACCGACGCAGGAACAAATGAAGAAAGATTCAGATCTTGGAGTAACAAGATATTACAGAAATGACGAATATCAAGCGGCTATGGATGAACTCTCTAAGTTTGTAAGCATTGGCGGTAATGACCACGACGATGCAGCAGACGGTTTAACTCAGCTTGAAATGTTTATAGAGAACCCAAGCAATACCGCAAAAGTAGAAGCGGCAGTAAACCCATTTAGGAGGTATTAGGATATGACAACAGACAAATATCTTTCACAGATAAGCAGAATTGACCATGCGATCGCAAATAAGCTGGAAGAAATCAAAAGGCTATCCGATATGGCAACATCTATATCCATATCTCCGAAAGAGGTGGATGTGCAATCATCCGGCAATCCTGACAAAATGGGGAGCGCGGTATCGAAGATTGTTGATCTGCAGAATGAGATTCAGACGCTTGTAGATGAATTGGTTGATAAAAGACGGATTATCATATCGCAAATTGACAGTATGGATAATACAGATGTATATATCGTGCTTTCATCACACTATGTCAATGGAAAAGATTGGAACTTGATTTCCGTTGAGATGAAATATTCATACAGGAACATTATGAAACTTAGGAAAAGAGCACTGCAGGAGTTTGAAAGACGTTATGGACAGCTTTATTCTGAAAAGAGTGCATAAAAGTGCACAATAGTTCACATTCTTTCACAACATTTCCCAAAACTTGCATGGTATACTAAAAGAGTAGAAAAACAAAATCCTACAACCCCAAAAGCATATAACCCGTAAAAGACACTGTCAGAAATGGCGGTGTTTTTTATTTACAAGAAAGAGGTTGCCATGAAAAAAGTAACTATATATTGCCCGGATTGCGGAAGAATTGCCGGGCATTACGATGGGAGATCTACGATAGATCATCCGTGCAAATGTAAAAAATGCAATCATATTGTGATTTATCGCGTGGCAACAGGCAAGATTGAAACGAAGCCAATACCAAAACGCGCTTGCAGTAGTGGAGTTTTATTTATATGAATACACAGTATTTTCACGACCTTGTAAAAGGCAGATATGGAAGAAAAATTGCATATGCTAACGTAGAACAGATTACGGCAGACAATATCGTAAGTGTTGTCGGAAACTGCATTGGTGCATTTTATTTCAACAAGACGATCATTCGTTATCTGTGGAACTACTACAAGGGCGATCAGCCTGTATTGTACCGAACAAAGGTACAGAATGCGGATATAACCAATAAGGTGTCTGAAAACCATGCCTATGAGATTGTTCAATTCAAGGTTGGTCAGACTTACGGTGAGCCAATTCAGCTTATCAGCAGGAAAGATGATGATCGGATAAACAATGCGGTTGATGAATTTAACGATTATCTGACCGATGCTAATAAACAGGAAAAGGACATTAAGGCAGGAGAGTGGCAATCAGCAACCGGAACGTCATTTAAGGCAGTGCAGATTACAAAAAATGGAGATATACCATTTAGAATTGTTGCACCAACACCAATGAACACTTTTGTTATCTATAGTCGTTCCACAGAAGAACCACTTTTAGCAATCCAAGAGCTTAAGGATGCTGATGGACAGATGTATAAGCTCTGCTACACGGACTCTTACGAATGCAAGATTGTAAACGGAGAGGTTCGAGATTGGAAACTGCATGGCTTTGGTGGAATCCCAATTGTTGAGTTTCCGAACAACCATGAGCGCATTTCTGATATTGAGCTTGTGATCGGGCTATTGGATGCAATCAATACAATGCAGTCAAACCGAATGGATGGCGTTGAGCAGTTTGTTCAGTTTTGGATAAAGTTTGTAAATTGCGACATTGACCCGGAAACCTTTGAAAAAATGAAGATTTCCCATGCGCTGACGGTAAAATCCAATAATGAGCAGAATAAATCAGATGTTGACATTATGACACAAGAGCTGAATCAAACAGAGTGCCAAGTTGCAAAGGATGATTTGTGGGATAATGCACAGTCCATTCTTGCTATACCGACAAGAGAATCGCAAAATTCTGGTGGTGATACACAGGGGGCGGTATCTTTAAGGGCAGGATGGGACTTCTCTAAAACCAGGGCTAAACAAAAAGACCCGATAATAAAAACATCGGAAAAGAGATTGGCTAAAGTAATATTAAACGTAATAAGAATTAAAGACCATGATTTAGGGCTTACGGCAAGAGATTTTGATGTTCAAATCAACCATAGTCCTCTTGATAATTTATATACAAAAACGCAAGCACTCGATCAAATGTTAAAAGCTGGAATAAATCCAAGAATAGCAGTATCTACTTGTGGATTATGGGGAGATGCCGAAAAAGTATTTATACAATCAAAGCCATATTTCGATGTTTTGTATAAAACAGTAGATATGGTAAAAAAAGAAAATGAGAATACAAAAAAACAAGAACCGACAAGCTAATTCCTATCGGTTCTTGTTTTTACATAATCAGTTAAAATACTAACCATGAGATTGTTAAGAGAGCGAATTTCTTCTTTTGCAATAATCTCAAGAGAAGATTTAAGCTTCTTTTCCATAACAATTGTAGTTTTAACTTTACTTTCTGAAATTTTTCCTTGCGGCATATTATCACCTCTTTTTGTGTAGTATAAATTACCATCAAGTAATTGTCAAGTAACTTGCAAGTTGCTAGCAACTATGATATAATACATGTAAAGGAGATGATTATATGCCAGATAAGAAAATGGCAAGACATGTTACACATGGGTTGACAGGTAAAAGAGTTTATAAAACTTGGGAAAGCATGAAAGCAAGGTGCTACAATCCTAATGATGGGAAGTATGAGAAATACGGTGGGAGAGGGATTAAAGTATGCGAGGAATGGTTAGGGAAAGACGGGGCGAGGAACTTTGCGAAATGGGCTTACGAAAATGGTTTTGATGAAAATAAACACCAAAAAGAACAAAGTATTGACCGGATAGATGTAAATGGTAATTATGAGCCAAATAATTGCAGATTTACAGATGCAAAAATCCAAGCTAATAATAGAACAAATACTATCTTTCTTGAATATCAAGGAAAGACAAAATGCTTACAAGAATGGGCAGATGAAGTAGGAATATCAGAATCAACTATTCGTTGGAGATTGAATAACGGGTATTCAGCAGAAAAGGCACTGACTACCGAAGTAAAGAAAAATTCAAACGCAGGTAAGAGGTATTTGACATACAAAGGAGAAACAAAAACAGTTTCTGCATGGGCGAAGCATCTAGGATTTGACCCTAAAGTATTATATTCAAGAATAAAACGAGGGCGGTCAACAGAAAGAGCTTTAGAAACCCCAACTGGTGCCGACAAGTGGCATAAAACAAAATAATAAATTTGAAGATAAGACAGTCACCGAATAATCGGCGGCTGTTTTTATTTTATAAAAATTCGCAAAGTTGTGAGCGTGAAAATCAACAATGTCGTTCGGTGTCGTTGCACCGTATAAAAATTCGTATGACATATCGGAGGTAATGAATGAAGAGAGAAGATCTGATTGCTATGGGATTAAGCGAAGAAAACGCAGACAAGATCATGGCAGATTACGGAAGTTCCGTGCAGAAAGCCAAAGCAAAGGCTGACGAGTACAAGACAAAGGCCGACAAAGCAGAAGAGTTGCAGAAGCAACTCGATGATATCGAACAGGGAAAGCTCACAGAAGTCGAGCAGGCAAACAAGAACCTCGAAAAAGCCAATGCAAGAATTGCGGAACTTGAAAAAGCGCAGGCAATCGCCAATCAGAGAGCCAATGCTGCATCTAAATTTAATGTTACTGCAGAGCAAGCAGCACAAATCGTAAAAGACGATGGCAGTTTTGATTATGACGTTCTTGGAAAGATTATCTCTGAAAAAGAGACCGCGGCAGCGCAAGCCAAGGAACAGGAGATTGCAAAAGGCAGTACAAATCCGGGCGGTGGAACGGCTGGCGGTAATAAAGCCGGTGCAGATAATAAGACAAATGCTGAAAAGATAGCAGAAAGCCTTATATCTAATGCACCTAAGAACAATGACGTTTTATCACATTACATTCAACAATAACAGGAGGTAAGAAATGGCAAAGGAAATGAATATGCAGTATGAAAAGACTTTATACGCAGGAGATGTTCAGATTTTAAAGAGAGAGCCTAATGAAGCAATCCCATTAACGCTTGATTTTGATGGTGTAACAACTAAAAACGCACAGGGCAAGAAGATTGTCAAAGCAGGTACTCCAATCGGAGCAAATGGCAAGGCTGACAATACAGCTACAGTAGTGGGCATTTTGAGATTTGATGTAACAGAGGACAGACCACAAGGAGTACTGCTCAAGAAAGCATACCTTAACACGAAAGTAGCAGAAGCAAATTCCGGCGTTACATATGACGCAGCAGTTAAAACAGCTCTTCCAATGATTGTATTTGAATAATAACAGGAGGTAAATAGATGTTAATCAATGAAGTATTAGACAGTAAGTCTATTGCATTATCGGCAACAGAAAACGCTAGTAATCAGATACCTTATCTTGGTTTACAGTGGTTTCCAGAAAGAAAGAAGCAGGGACTTGATTTAAGTTGGATTAAGACACACAAGGGTTTACCGGTTTCGCTTGCACCATCTAACTTTGACACAATCCCAACTCTTAGAGCTAGAGGCGGATTAAGTAAGGAAAAAACGCAGATGGCATTTTTCCGTGAGGGAATGACAGTTGGTGAAGAGGAAATGCTTGAAATCGAGCGTATTCAATCAGAAGACGACCCTTACCTTGCGAGTGCTTTATCAAGCGTATATGACGATACTAACAACCTTGTAAGCGGTGCGGAAGTTGTACCGGAGCGTATGAGAATGTCGCTTCTTTCTACAAATGCAGGTCATCCGGTAATTGCTATTGTAAGTGATGGCGTTCAGTACGCTTATGATTACGATAAGGATGGCTCATACGCAAAAGACCATTACGCAAAGTTATCCGGCACAAGCATGTGGAGCGATACAGCTAATTCAAAGCCACTTACAGACCTTAACAATGCAAGAAAGAAGTTACAGAAGCAGGGTAAGATTGCTAGATACGCACTTATGAACAGCAATACATTCCAATATCTGCTTGACAATGCACAAATAAGAAACTCAATTCTTGCACAGAACCTTACAGCAACTATTGAGGTTGACGATGATACTGTTATTTCGGTGGTACAGAAGAGGGCGAAGCTCACTATCGTACTTTACGATAAGATGTACATTGATGATGATGGCAAAGAGCAGTACTTCTACCCGGATAACAAGGTTACACTTCTTCCAGAAGGCAGCCTTGGAAGCACTTGGTTTGGCACTACACCGGAAGAAAGAACTGCAAGACAAGTAGCTGATGTTGATGTAACAACATATGGTGTAGGTATTACAGTCGCTACAAAGACAGAGTATGGACCACCTATGAAGATGTCAACATTTGCATCTGAGGTTGTACTTCCATCATACGAGAATATGGATAGCACATTCGTATATGAGGTTCATAGCGAAGAGTAGGGGGTGCAACTATGAAATATCCATATATAGTGATTCATAATGGTAAATGGTACAACGCAGGAGAAGAGGTGCCGGAGAGTAATTCTCCGGTATCTTCCGTTGGGTATACAAAGACCGAAATCAACAGAATGAGTACCGCAGACTTGCAAAAACTTGCCACAGAGCAGGGAATTGAAAACGCAAAAGCGACAAGCGGCGCGGAGCTGAAAGAAATTCTGATTGCAAAATTTAATCTGTAGGAGATCGCTTATGTCATACACACTTGTCGAACAAGTAAAAATTCGTTTACAACAATTTCATATAGAAGAAGTAGAGGACGAAACAACCGGGGAAAAGTCCGATAAAGTTGTGTTTGATGAAAAAGAATGTAATCCTTTGATTGAACAGCTTTTAGAGCAGGCAAGAAAAGAGATTATCAGCAGACGGAACTATCCGGACACATACACGCAAGACCAGATTGACAGTGATGTTAAGAATTATGAAAACATTATGGTCAATTTGGCAGTGTACGACCGGTCGCAGGCAGGAGAAGCATACATGGCAAGTTTCTCCGAAAACGGTGTGAGCCGGACATGGAAAGACCGTGAAAGCCTTTTTGTTGGAGTGTTTCCGTTTGTAAAAGCAATGTAATTAAAGAAGATTGAGCGTGACCATTATGGTTGCAGGCGGCGTACATTAAGCGGTGGTGGGCAGTGCGTCAAAAGGAGATTCAAATGAAAAGTATTTTGATTCAAACTTATCTTGTGGCACTTCCGATAGTGCTTGGGTATATAGTTTGGCTTCTTAAACAGCAAAAGAAAAGCAGGGACGCGAACAGTAAAGGAACAATGCTTCTTTTGCGCGTCCAGCTCATTGAATACCATGCAAAGTACACCAGAATCGGAGAAATACCGTCATATGCCTATCAGAACTTCTGTGAGATGTATGATGCGTACCATGCGTTAGGTGGAAATGGCATGGTTACGAAAATGAAACATGAGATTGAAGAGATTCATATAGGGAAAGGAGATAAAAGCCATGAGGAATTGGAAGGATTGGACTAAGAAAGCCGGAATCCGAGCAATCAAGACTGTTGCGCAGGCGGCAATTGCCGGAATTGGAACGGCGGCATTTATGGGCGCGGTGGATTGGAAATATGTTCTTTCTGCATCAGTCCTTGCCGGAGTGTTATCACTTCTGACAAGTGTTGCCGGAATCCCAGAGGAAAACACCAATGCTTGACATTAACAAGCAGGAAATGAAGTATTCACAATCCGGTCAGAGGGTATTTATCCCACAAACTGACGAAAATGGAGATATTGTCTATGAAGGGTACAAGGATTCCGATGGAAACTTTGTACCTTATTTAGATTCCGAAGGCAACAAGATTCCAAAAGGCGAGGAAATTGAAGGGTTTTCAGAACCTACGACATTCAAAGCCAATATCAGCAATAAGTTGTCAGAAGCCCTTGTGAAAGAATTCGGAATTGATGATAGTACATCATACTGTCAGCTTGTCACGGATAAAGGATATTTGCCACTGAAAGCCGGTGATGTGGTGTGGAAACGTTCGGAAGTCAAACGCACTGATGATGGACTTGTGGATTCAGAAACCGCAGATTACATCGTAAAAGGCGTTGCCGATGAAGGACTGACCACGGATTTGTTTCTTCTTCGGAAGAATATTAAGTAGGTAATCACATGGCAAAGAAAACTATTTCAATGACACTATCCACTAAATCCATACAAGCCGCCATAAAGGAATTAGAAAAGTACCGCGATAGTTTACAGGCTAAATGCGATTTACTTGTTTCTAGGCTTGCACAGATAGGTCAGACGGTGGCAATACAACACATATCGGAATCACCATTAGGAAACACGATAACGGTAAGGGTAGATAAAGCACCGCAGTTAATGACCTCGAACGCGATTCTCATTGCGACCGGAAAAACGGTAACGGCAGAAGATAGAGAACCATTCTATACTTTGTTGGCGGTAGAGTTTGGAGCCGGTATTTTTTATAACTCCGAAGAGAACCCGAAAGCACCGGAACTTGGATTCGGTGTAGGCACATATCCGGGGCAAATACACGCTTTTGAAGATGGTTGGTACTATTGGGACGATAAGACCGAAACATGGCGTTATACCCACGGTATCAAAGCCACAATGCCTATTTACAATGCGGAACAACAGATTATTCAACAGTATGTAAAGATTGCAAGGGAGGTATTCGGTGGAAAATGAGTTAAATAGTTGGGCACTTGATTTTGAAGACACCTTATGTTCCCTTTTAAAATCGTACATGGAGAGCAAGGTAAGAGGAATTAAGGTGACGCAAGATGAAGAATCGGGCGGCACCGCAACATTCCCGACACTTTTAGTCAGACAAATCGGTGGCACAGAAGCCGGAAGGACTAATGAAGCAAAGACAATCAACGCAATTCGCCCAACATTTCAAATCACAATTACAAACAAAGGTTCAAGAAAGGCAACTAAGGACATCGCAGCATATGCGGTGTCTTTTTTTAAACAACAAATGTTTGAGGTATCAAATGTAATCCCAACAATTTCCAAGCAAGTGCGAACGGTTACATTCCGCGCAACTCGCGTAATTGGAAACGTTGAGCATTTAGATCAGCTATAAGCAGAAAGGAAGTAGAAAATATGGCATCAACAAGTTATAGAACTCGTGTCATTGTAAAAGAGCACACGGAAAAGCAGGCTGACTTTGCAGGAACATACAATCTTTTGGTTGCGGCTAAGTCAGTTCCAAGCCCTGCATCACCACCAAACACGGTTGAGTCAACCACAATGGAAGATGACCAGCAGACCTTTGAAAAAGGAATTAAGACTTCTGATTCAAGAGAAATCACAGGAAACCTTGAAAAAGAATATCTTTCAAAGGTGGATGGATATGGAGATAAAAAACTTGATATTATCCATCTGTACGGAACGGACGGCATTGGCGGTGTAGCGAAGTACGCATATGTAGGAACTGCAACAGCCACACCTAACGATGTAGGCGGAAACGATGAAATCCTTGAAATGACGGTAACAGTTATTCCAAGTACAGCATCAGAGCTTGTTACAGATAAGCTGACTGTCGTTGATAACAACGATGGAACATTCACTGTAACAGTGGTGGGGTAAAAAGCCTATCGGATGAGCAATCGACTGAACCGGTAGGCGAGGATGAACGGTCGATAGCAGAACTTGAAGCAATAAGATAAGCAACTATGGGGCGGTGGCAACACTGCCCCTTGCCAATATAGGGCAGAAAGGCAAGGTAAAACATGAAAGTTAAATTAGGTGGAAAAGAATATACAATTCAGTTTGCAACAAGACCATCATTAAAAGCACATATCTTACAAGATATTATGAAGACACAGGACATGGAAGATATTTCCTCTATGGAAGATATTCTTCTTGAAACGCTTCCTAAGACACTTCTTGTGGGATTGCAGATGCATCACAATGAAGAATTTGGATATGATTACAAAACAAACGAAGGCTACGATGAGCAGCTTGAGAAGGTGTCCGACATTCTCTATGATGCGATTGATACAAACGAGATTAACTGCATGGATTTATTCGCTGATATGCAGGAGGAAATGATGACAAACGGTTTTTTAGCACAGATGATGGAGTCGTTGGAGAGAGCACAGGCACAGGAGAAGAAAAAGACCCCATCCAAAGCGAAAGCCAAGAATTAACATGGGAATATTACGTTGCGGAAATCCGTCCGTTTTACCTTGTGGTAACGAAAGGCTACGGATTTTCCGTTGATGATATAGATATGATGAATCCAGAGTTGCTTAAGCCTTATGTGGATGCATACAAGGCAGAATGGAAGCAACGCGATGTGGAAATGTATATGTGGTTTGGCAGATATGCAACGTCAGCACTTGTGACCGCAATAGATGCTACATTCGGTAAGGGTAATAGTAAGTACGTGAAAGAAACTTGCTATGATTCCATCGAAAAGCATAATACGGACGATCCCGATGCAGAGATACGAGAAATGCTTAAGGCAGAAGAAGCATGGGCGGCTGAATCAAGGAAATCACATTTACCAAAGCCAAAGATAGTTTAAGAAAAGAGGTATTGCTATGGCAGTAATTATCGGAAGTGCGCGACACGATGAACACGGAAACTGCTATTCTGGCGGAAAAGCCGGAGACCAGACCGGACAGGAAGTGTCTACGCAGAAGTTTTACAACCATTCTAAGGGATGGAATGTGTTAAGAGCAAAGGATAATAAGGTTGCGGAGAAGTTAGCTGAAGCTATGAAGATTGCGTGTGGCAACAAAAACATCGGCTATGACCAATCGGAACGCTACGGAGTCATTAAACATGGCATTAGCGCAAAGGTTAAGACGGAATGCGATTGTTCTTCTCTTGTACGCGCTTGTATTATCCATGCATTCGGGAAGGATGTAGGAGATTTCAATACTGCAAACGAAAGAATCATTCTTTTGAAATCCGGCTTGTTTACCGATGCTGGTTCTTACCGAATCGGAGAACTGCTTTACAACGGGGACATTCTTGTGACGCGTACAAAAGGTCACACTGCAATCGTTGTAAGTGGAGCAAAGAAAAATGCAAGCAAGTATTATTCGATGTATACCGGAAAATCTGGATCAATCGTTGAAGCATTAAAAGCGGTTGGAGAAGATGATGTATCGAAAGAACATCGCGCGGAAATCGCAAAAAAGAACGGATTTTCCAATTTTAAGTTTACATCAGAGGAAAATTCAAAGATGATTTCTCTTCTGAAAAAGGGAAAACTGAAAAAGTAATTCAAGGGCGGTAGGGGTCAAATCCTACCGCCTTTTTCTAAAACTACATAAAGGAGGTGGAACTGTTGGAATTAGAAACCTTAGAGGTCAAGATTCAAGCACAGGCAAGACAGGCTAATGGTCAGATTGATGCGCTGATAACAAGGTTGGGAAAGCTATCTTCATCCTTGCAAAGCATAGATTCTAGCGGAATTAACCGGTTATCAACCGGAGTAAACCGATTGTCAAACTCAATGAGTGCCATGCGCAGTGTTGATTCAAGGTCATTCTCGACTCTTGCAAGAAACATCAAAACGCTTAGCAACATTGACACAGGAAAGATAAATGCAGCAGCCGGAGCAATGCGACAGATTTCAAAGTCGGTAAGCTCGTTTTCCGGTATGTCAAAATCGGTGCAAGGGTTATCGGAATTAGCCGGAGGAATCAAGCAACTTGGTTATACAAGCTCAACAAAGGCTATCGAGAATATACCAAAACTTGCGGTTGCAATGCGTCAGCTTATGTCCGAATTGTCGAAAGCCCCTAGCGTAAGCCGGAATATTATTGACATGACAAACGCATTGGCAAAATTATCACGTACCGGTGGAGCGGCAGGAACAGCGGCAAAAAGCATCACAAGCTCATTTAGTGGATTTAGTTCCGGTGCTTCTGCGGTTACCAAGAAGTCATTTTCTCTTGCGTCTGCAATCGGAAAAGTGTATGCAACGTATTGGGCTTTATTCCGCGGATTTAGGCTACTTGGAGATGCCATTGACATATCATCCTCACTGACAGAGGTTGAGAACGTTGTAAGGCAGACATTCGGGCAGTATGAAAACCTAATTAACAATTTCGCAAAAACATCAATTGAAAAATTTGGTATGTCCGAACTGTCCGCGAAACAGTTTGCAAGCCGTTTCCAAGCAATGGGAACAGCCCTTGATATTCCACAGGGGCAGATGGCAAAAATGTCTATCCGGTTGACAGAATTAGCCGGAGATATGGCTTCATTCTATGATGTGAGTCAAGAAGATATTGCCAAGAGTCTGCAATCTGTATTTTCCGGTACTACGGCACCTATGCGGCGTTATGGTATCGACTTGACACAGGCAACATTAAAGGAATGGGCGTTAAAGCAAGGGCTTGATGCGAACATTTCATCAATGACGCAGGCTCAAAAAGCCATGTTGCGTTATCAGTATGTGCTTGCGCATACAACCAATATTACCGGAGACTTTGCCAGAACAGCCGATAAACGAAACTTTTGTTTCATGTGTCGCGCGGCATAGCAATATGTCGATGAAAAATCGGGTAAAATCGGTGAAGGCTAAGTTGACTTAGCACGAACATTTTTGTATAATATGTTTGAGGTGATTTAATGCGAACATATTATATCTACAAAGCAACAAATAAAATAAACGGAAAATCTTATGTCGGTCAAACTTGTGATTTTCATAGCAGAGTGTGGCAACATCAAAGGTGCTACGAAAAAGAAGATTGCGACTTTCATAGAGCAATTAAAGAATTCGGGTTTGACAACTTCTCATGGGAAATCATCGAAACGTGTGAAAGCGAAGATGGAGCCTGTGAGTTGGAAAAGTATTACATTGAAAAATTTAACACCTATCGAGATGGCTATAATATGACCAAAGGTGGGAAAGGCGCGCCGTATCATAACGCCAGGGCAGTTGTTTTGCTGACGCTTGACGGACGGTACATTAAGCGTTATGATAGTGCAATGGATGCAGAAATTGACGGATTTAATAATACGGATGTTCTGCTTAATTGTAAAGGAAAAAGGCGGCAGACAAAGGGCTATATGTTCATGTTTGAGGATGAGTATGAATCAAACGGAGCGAAAACCTATAGAAAGCCGGAACCTAACGGAATGAGAAGCATTATTCAATGTGATATGGAAGGAAATTTTATACAGAAATTTAAAAGTTTGCAGGAGGCGGCTAGGATTACCGGAGCAAATAGAACAACTATTTCCGGTGTGCTTTCAAATACCTATAAGTCGGCAAATGGATATATTTTTGTATACGAAGAAGATTTTCCAATAAAAGATTTGAGCATCTATAAAAAGCGCAAAAAAGGAAGAAAAATTGCGCAAGTGGATGCGAAAACCAGAGAGATTATAAGAGTGTTCGATAGAATATCCGAAGCAGGGGAATCTCTTGGAGTTAATTACAAAGCAATACATAATGTAATTGACCAAGAGGGGCGAACTGCTTATGGTTATAAGTGGATAAGTCAATAAGCTAATACCGAGATAAGGCTATAAAATAAAAGTTATAGCACATTGTAGAGCGTAGGGATTGAACCTATGCTCTTTTCTTATGGAAAGAGTGTAGAATATAATATCCCCAAGAGTATCCGACAGCCACAATGCTGTGGTTGAAAATGTACGCCGAACTTATGGGAAACCATAAGAAGTAGAGGATAAAAAGCCTTTACGATAACATATTGACATGGCATAACCAGATAACCATGCTTAAAGAGAACTTCAAAGCACTTGGAGCGGTCGTTGGTGGTGGTTTAATCAATGCATTTAAGCCGTTTATCAAGGTACTTAATGCAGTTTTGCAGAAGGTGATTTCTTTTGCGGAAATGGTAACAAATGCTTTAGGTTCTATCTTCGGATGGAAGTATGAAGCAAGCAAAGGGGCAGGAATCAGCGGTCTTGCTGATGATATTGGAAGCGCGTCTGACGGCATGGACGATTTAAGTGATGCCGCAGGAAGTGCGGGGAAAAACACAGGCGGTATCGCAAAGAATGCTAAGAAAGCAAAAAAGGAAATACAACAGGCAACGCGTGCCTTTGATGAATTAAAGGTTATTTCAAAGCAGAGTAAAGATAATACTTCCGGTTCTGGAAGCGGTGGAAGTGGTGGAAGTGGTGGCGGTTCTGGCTCTGGTGGTTCTGGTGGTGGGGATACCGGAAAACTAGTTCAGACCGACACGATTTTTAAGAAATTCAAAAGCGACATCAAAGACCTTGAAGGACTTGGAAAAGCAATTTCCGGTGCTCTTATAAATGCGATGCGAGGTATCGAGTGGGATGAAGTATATGCCAAAGCATCCGGCTTTGGTAGTGGGCTTGCAAAATTCCTTAATGGACTATTTGAGGGTCAGAAAGGTACAACACTTTTCGGAGAAACCGGAAAACTGATTGCAAATTCATTAAACACGGTGCTTCATGCTTTAGATTCGTTTGGCACAACGTTTAATTGGAAACAATTTGGAAATTCAATCGCAGACGGAATCAACAAGTTTTTCCAAAACTTTGACTTTGCATTATTGGCTCAAACACTTAATTCGTGGGCGCAAGGGGCATTTGATGCGGTCACTACGGCATTAAGTAAAATTTCTTGGAAGGATGTTTGGAAAGGTGTCAAGGAGTTTTTAAGCAACCTAGACGTAAAGACGGTTGCGATTATCATCGGTGCGCTGACAATCAAAAAAATTCTTGGATTGCATCTTGCAAAAACCGCACTTGGAATCATAGGGACTTCCATTTCAAAAGCAATTGCCGGTTCTATTGCGGCAAAACTCGGAGTAGAAATCGGGGCAAACGCAACAATAGGAGAAGTGCTTTCCACAGGATTGTCAAAAAAAATAAGCGGTCTTGGTACGATTGCCGGAAAAATCGGGAAACTGGCGTTGACTGTAGGAGCAATTGTTATTACGGCAGAGGCAGGATTGTCACTCGGAAAAGCAATTGGAAATAAAATAGCCGATGCTACGCAACCGGAAGAAATGAAAAAGTACCGCGTGGACTTTAAGTTTAGTGATTTATTTACTTATTCATTGGATGATTGGAAACAGGGATTTTCCGATTGGTGGAATGATACATGGGGGCCAGGGCTTGCCGCTTGGTGGGAAGATCGAAAGGCAGGAAATACAAAACTTAAAATTCCTTTTACAGATTTTGAGCTTCCATCGGACAATGAAGTGAAAAAAGCTGTTTCTGATTGGTGGGATAAACAAAAGAAAAAGATAGAAAAACGCACAGAAAACGTGATTAAATTCACCGCAGACGTAAAAGATACTTCTTCCAAATGGTGGTCTAATGTCAAAAAATGGTGGGGAGAAAAAGTCGGTAAAGTAAAAGAATTTACTACAGATGTTAAAGACTCCGCTAAAGAATGGTGGAGTAACACTAAAAAATATTGGGGTCAAAAAGTCGGACAGGTTAAGAAATTTACAACCGCAGTCCAGAATGATGCATCTAAGTGGTGGAATAACACTAAGAAATATTGGGCAGAGAAAGTCGGTAAGGTAAAAGAATTTACTACGGGCGTTAAAAATAAAGCCGGTGAATGGTGGTCTAATGTTAAAAAATGGTGGGAAAGCACTACGGTAGGAAAAGAGGTAAAGAGATTTACCGTAAACGTCAAGAAAGCCGGGGGGACATGGTGGAAAGATGTAAGCAACGAGTGGAAAGAAAAGGTTGTCAACGCAGGAAGAACATTGAAAATCGGTATTTCATTTGCCACAAATGCACTAAAAAACCTCTGGTCTAGTGTATCGACATTCTTTAGCGGAAAAACCGTAAATGTAAAAACGAAAGGTTCTACAACAAAGAAAGCTGATGGCGGTGTATTTTCCGGTGGAAGTTGGAAGCCGATTAAGAAATACGCAGTCGGTGGATTGCCAAACATGGGGCAGATGTTCGTTGCGAGAGAAGCGGGTCCGGAACTTGTCGGTACGCTTGGTGGTCATACGGCAGTGATGAATAACGACCAGATCGTGCAATCTGTATCAGACGGAGTATATCGAGCAGTGTTGGCGGCAATGAGAGGGCAGAAAACATCATCCGGAAGTCAGCCGGTACAGATTGTGCTTGACGGAAAAGTTATCTTCGATAGCACACGACAAAGCGCACAAGAGTATTTTAATCGTACCGGAATGTCACCATTTCCGGTATGATCTAGTGACTTTTGCTCTCGTCTGTGGTACAATACATAAAAATCATAGACAAGGGTGCATTGTTCACCGGAAAGGGGTTACATATGAAAAGGTTTAAAAAATTTTTTACAGTAGCGGCATTATCGCTTTCAATGCTGACAACAAGCGTAGCAACGCAGAACATTGTTGGGGTACAGGAAACTGTGCAGGCGGCAACGATTAAATTGAATTATTCAAATTTATCTTTAAGCGAAGGGCAATCAAGGCAACTTAAAATTAGTGGAACTAAGGCAAGCGCAAAATGGTCAAGCTCCAAAAGTAGCGTAGTGAAAGTAACAAAAAAAGGAAAAATTACTGCATTGAAAGAAGGGATTGCCACCATAACGGCAAAAGTTGGCAGGAAGAAACTAAAATGTTCTGTTACGGTAAAAAATAACTTCAAAGCAAACGAAGCAAAGAAAAATATTAAGAAAACAGAAAAAATTGTGGGAGATACGCTTTATGTTTTCGTTAAAAGTAATTATAATGTTCCGACAGATGTAAGCGCAAAGTGCACGTTTTATTCTGCAAAAGGATCGGCTGTTGATTATTCGAATGACAGTGTTTCTTTTCTTGAAAAAGGGCATACGGCAATACTTGAATTTGATTTGCCAAATGCAAAATATGAGACATATGAGATAGAATACAAATACAGTGAGGGCATGGAGTATTTCTATCATCGCTCTATAATTGGTTCTTTGAGTTTAAGTACGGAATATATAGAAGATGAATATAACCCATATATAATGGCAACCGTTAAAAATACTGCAACATATGATTGCTATTATGCAGATATTGTGACAATTTTTTATGATTCAAACAATGAAATCATAGCGATAGAAGACGATGCAATAAGCGTTGATGCTAAATCGAAAGATACAGTAAAAATAAGTATGCCATACGATAGTAGCACATATGAAGATATATCATACGACCATTATGATTCATTTATTTCATATGCATATCATTTAGGAAAATAAATTACGTAATAAGCCGTGGAAACACGGCTTATTTTAATTCCAAAATCGGATTGACACAAAATCAAAAATAGTCTATCCTTATTACTAAGGAAACAACCTTATCCGTGAAGATGCGGATTACTTACTCGAACGCCATACTGTACGAAAGAGGAAACCAATGTGATTTCACAAGCGGTTTCCTCTTTTTTATTCAGATAAAAATGTATGGAGGTAGACACGAATGAAAAAATCACAACTTATGCTTAAGATTCAAAATGGCATTGAGGTATTTGAGAATCCAATATTCGGACAGATCAGAATGGCCATGGTCGATGATGAACCGATGTTTTGCCTTGTTGATGTTTGCAGGGCATTGGAAATGTCAAACAGCCGTATTGTTGCTGATAGACTAGACGAGGATGAACGACGTAAGTTAAACTTACCCCGTCAAGGAGAAACTTGGTTTGTTACTGAATCCGGCTTATATGCGGTTATTCTTCGGAGTGACAAACCGAACGCAAAGAAGTTTCGCAAGTGGGTAACATCCGAGGTTCTTCCTACAATCCGTAAAACAGGTGGGTATGTCAATAATGATGAATTATTTATTTCTACTTACCTACCATATGCAGATGAAAACACTAAACTGATATTTTCACAGACATTAAAAACTGTTAGAGAGCAGAACGAAACCATTAAAAGACAGCAGAAAGAAATCATCCATAAGGAAGATGTTATTATCGGACTCGTTGATGATATTGACTTGGCAACTAAGAGACAGCGGATAACGCAGATTGTCCGTTTCGGTGCCGATGGAAAGTATCAAGAACGCTATTCATTGCTTTATGGAGAATTTGAAAGGAAATATCACTGCAACCTTAAATCAAGGATGGAAGGGTGCGCACTCAAGCCCAAAGTAAGAAACAAGATGGATTATATCGACAGGGAAATGGGAATGATTCCGCAGTTGTACGAAATCGCTTGCAAACTTTTTGAAAACGATGTAGAAAAGCTGAAATCTGAATGGGAATCAGTAGTAGCTTAAAACTTAAAATTTAATCAAATGGATAGCATCTACCAAACGGTAGGTGCTATTTTTATACCCATTTTTAGGAGGTAAACGATGGGATATGGCGGATATTTAGTAAAGTTTGGTAATTATACCATACCGAACAGTTTAATAAAGCAGGACACGTTTAGTTCCTATGTGAACATGCAGGACAAAGACCCATGGACGGATGAAAACGGATATGAGCATCGTGATGCCGTGGAATTGAAAGCCTTAAAGGTTGAGTTTGAAACCAAAGCCATGCTGACCGAAAAGCAGTTTGATGATTTTTGGAAGAATATCGAAAAGAACTATACTAAGGCAAAGGAGCGCGGTGGATATATCACGGCATACGTGCCGGAGAAACGCGGATATGTGACACAGTACGGATATATCGCTGATATTCAGCCAACGTTCTATTCTGTGGCACATGGGAAGATAAAATATGACGCAATCAAATTT